GCCTTAACTGGCGTATTAGCGCTTGACGTATGCACCTCTGGCATACTGTGAAGTATCTTAATAACCTTGCCCACAGTATTAGCGTTAAAAATATCTGCCGATGCTGTCACCGTTGCACTTTGACCACTTGAAGTAACTTTCATTTTAGTATCGGTAATGTTGATGGTGTCAAAAGGTACTTCTGAAAACTTGTATTTATCTAACAACCAACCGTTGGCGTACCTCTGTAATACATACACTGGGTATTTACCACTGCAAACAAATAACGTGTCTGCCGACTGCGTAAACCTTAAATTAGGTAAATCGCTTTCGGTAAACACGCTTGTAAGTTCCGTACCTGTATATACTCCATCTTTCCATATCCTTATATATAAATGACCTATTTCCAGTAAATAAGCCGATGTTTCGTTGTAGTTAAACTTAACTAATATACTCTTTTTATCGTGGTATTTCGTATCACCTATATACTTACTACTTTGCCTACGATAAACACTACCGTATGGGCGTATGACAGCGTTCTGTGCTTGTCTTAATGCTGACTTGTACTTGTCTAAATCAATACGACTTGATACCGCTGACGATATTTCCCCAGTCGTAAACGAAGGTTGAATTAAATAGACAGGTGTTATCACATTTGCCATTACATTTCCCTCGCTGACATATAAGAGTTAGGGCGTTCCAATATTCTAAGTCGTTCTTTCGCACTTTGCTCAGATGCTTTAGTGATAGCAACTTGATATAACTGATACTGCATTTGTTGTACTGCTGTGTTACCTACCAAACTCATGGCCAAGTTTGACGCTAGTAACCTTGATAACGCTTCTATGAAATGCGGAGAATAGGCGTTACCATCGTTCACATCGTAAGTGTATTCAATGTTCGCACTCTCAACATTACAAGCTATTATCTGTGTATTATCATCAAGCGAAAAAATATCAAATCTGTTCTTTTGTAAGGTTTCGCTTTGGTCTTTTTCTTGGTAAATTCTTCTAACGAATAAGCATTTTTCAGGGTATGCGTAAGCATATAAATAATCGTTTTTTAATTGGTTGTCTAACAGCACCAATCGCTCTTGGCGTTTAGCGAACCCCCAATTAAACTCTTTTAAAACCATCGTTTTACAATGTTCATAATGAAGTTTGCACCTTCTCGCCAACTCTGACGAGGTATCGACAATATCCACAATCGAATTTTGTCCTAAATAAGATAAGGCCAAGTTACAAATCTCTGTACTTGTCATAATCTCACCACCTACAAAAAAATAAGGGAGCGATTGCTCCCCTTATTTACGCATCGAAATTTTTATTTTTTTATTAATTTAATTAAATCAGCCTTACTGGCGTTATCTTTGTATTTAATACCTGCTAGTTCCAACCTCATACGAAGTTCGTTCATGTGTAAATCTTCCAACTTACGACCTTTGACAGCTTGCGAAAAGGGTATTCCTTTAGACATTAAGCACCAACGCACAAGTAATATTACCTGTTGTTAACGCTGTACCTGCTGTGATTGTGACTTGTAGGTATTTTTTACAACCTTTTGGAAGTCTTAACGCTAAATTCTTAGTGGTAGTCGCAATAGGCTGAGTTGCCAATGTAACAGCACCACTCATATTCTCAGCGTCAGAAGTAGTCAACGTAAGCGTTGCTGCACTTGATACTGCGGTATGTAACTTAGCTTGTAAGTAAAGTTCATTCACCGCATCGCCACCGTTACCATTCATCACAACGTCAGACGCAATAGACGTACCAGTTAAGGCTTTTTTGTAGAAAAATGTATTTTCAGCATCCATAATCATAATACTTTAACCCCCTTCCTTACACCAATTTCGCTTCTTTTTCACTGATTGCATCAAGTTTGAATACAGGAATACCACTTAAATAAATTTGTGGCGGTTTACCCATCAACTCTTGACGTGTAACGTGAACGTTGTTTTTGTCGATTAAGTATGTTTCTAAGAACGTGTACATACTATCAGACAAGTACCATTGGAATTTACCTGCGTCTAAGTTACGAATGCGGTTTTTAGCATAAATAAAGTTTTCAATCATCGCTACTTTGTTAGCACTTGTCATTCCTTTAAGGGTTGTTACATCAATGTTTCTTACGCTTGCAATTTGACGTAAGTCACGAACCGCAAGACCTGCCTTCCAGTTGAATAATGTGCTAACTGCTTGAAATTTCTTACCGTCAGCATCTTCAACCGTTTGCTCCCCTAAGTCACGCATTTTAAGACCTGCTTGCGTGTTTTTAGGATAGATACCTGCAACCGTTCTTTCACCCCAACCAACTAACCAAGCTGATGTATTGGTGTTAGTACCACCTGCACCTGCTGAAATAACTTGATAACCCGCATCGCCTTTACTACCAGTTAATGTGTTGTAACGAACCGCTAAACCGTTAAATTCATCTGGATTGCTGTCACTGTCACCGTAGATAGTGTATTTTGCCATTGTTTGAGCAAAACCTTCCATGATGGCACTATCCTCTGAACGTCTAAACGCTTCTTTGTCTGGTTGTAGTGCTAACAACTCGATGTCAATTTCAGAACGTGCTTCAAGCATTGAGCAAGTATCTGTGATTTGACGAGTTGTTGATTTTACGTTATCCGCACCGCGATTGATACGTCTAAGCGTAGGAGTTGGAATAGAAGTTCTTTGAGTTGTTTGATTACCTGTTGGTAAATTTCCTTCCATCCATAACATATGTTGTAGAATTGGATTGCTTTGTGCAAGCGTTTCTACAATGTAGTCGATTGTTCCGTCTGGAGCAGTTCTTGCTCTCCAGTCATTCAGCGTTACCGCTAAGTTTCCCACTGTTGCCATAAATTACTCACCTCTTTTAATATTTGTTAAAATCTGTTTTATCGTAAAGACTTGTTTGCTTTGCAGGCGGAGTGTTTACCCCTTTTCCTGTGTCCTCTGATAGTAAATCCCCCAGTAAAGCAAACGCTTTTACAACCTCTAATTTGTTACCGATACCAGTTTCATTAAGCACTTGGCGGATGTTCGGTATCTCAGCTTCAATCCGCTCAATCGCAATACCGCATTTTTGAACGGTACTGTCAAAATCTTTACCAAGAGTAGTTTTTGTTTCTTCGCCCCACTCTTTGACTTCTTCAAGTCGTTGTTGTGCGATGTATTCTTGTGCTTCTTGGGCATATTTCAAACCATATTGCACAATTTCATTCGCTTTGTCAGCAGGTAAATTAGAACCTTTTAACAACTCAGTAAATTCTTTTGCTTTGGTTTCGTCATACGCTTCACCAACCAACTCTTTAAAGTCGTAATTAATCGGCTCTGCTTGTTCTGTTTGAGTAGTACCACCTAAGATTGTACCTTCTGTCTGTGTTGTTTCTTCGATTGGTGGAGTTCCTTCTCCGCCATCGTTAAACAACTGTAAATCAAACACTAACTTATCCATCATCTTCCCCCTTCAACTCTTGTATGAGTTTGTTGTACTTCTCCATATTTTCAGCATATTCTTGCTCTGCCAAGTGATAAAGTTTAATACCTTCTTTACTTGACTTAATCGCTGTCAAGTATTCAAGTGCAACTTTCCTCATACCTTCGTTATAGAAGGTAATATTATCACCTGTAAAAGTCGGTTGGAATACTCTGCATAAATCAAACATACGCATCATAAACCATCGACCTTCTTTTGTTTTCATAACAGCCAGTAAGCTGTCACCATCTAATCGTTTGATAAAATCAATCTTTAGATTATTCATCTGATTAGCGTTAGCGGTTGTTATCGACTTCATTGTAAATCACCCATTCCAAGCCAACTCTGCATAGCAGGATTGCCATTTTGTGCAAGTTCAGCAACATTTTTGACCGCTTGACTTGCAGGAGCAGAAGCCTGTGCCATTTCCATCATTTGAGCCTGTTCGGCTTGTTGTTGTGCTTGTTGTTGCTCTTGCTGTGTTAATTGACTGGCTTCGTCATCTGAACGCAACATAACAGCAGGACAACCTAAGTCGCTAAAGTAACGGTTGACCGTTTCAATAGGATTGATTTTATGTCTTACCTCTGGGTATAGCTGCATTAAGTTAGCTACAAAGGCAATACCTTGTTCGATGCTAGTTAAACCGTTCATCTTTTGAGCCTGTGCAAGTGGACTGATATATTCAATCTTAACGTCTTGCTCTGATAACAACATCATCACTTCGTCTGGTATTGGCGGAAATACACCTGCCCTATCGAGTACGTTATAAACCCTCTCAATGATTGGATTTAAAAACTCATACTGCAACCGTTCCACCATTGGAGCAAGTTGTTGCAGTTTCTCTTGTGTACGCTCTAATACTTCTCTAGCTGTCATCGTGTTAGTGCCTAAGTTATCAAGCATTAAGAATAAATCAGCACAATAAGCACGTTTGATGCTATCTTCAACGCGAAGTATTTTAGCGTCAAGGTGTTGCACGTTGATATTAACTTCAAATAACTGTTTAACAGCGTCTTTCGCGTCGGTAACAGTCAAACCCCCAGGGAATAAATTAACATCACTTGATAGCGATGGACTAACTTGCATTGGTGGTTTAACGCCTAATTCAATGGCGGTTAACAAATCAAGGTTTAGTTTCTGGAGCATCTTAGCATCAGCTAAAGCGAACCATCCTGCACCCTTTGCATAAGCCTCTAAACCCGTAACCATATATCTAGCTGTCGGTATCGCCCATTCTTCAAACCCACCAACATATAAAAATTCACCGTCACCGCTATCCTCTACCCAGTAAATGCTAGAATATGGCATATTTTTTCTGCCCTTCTTGTCGGGTACGCGGTTTTCGTTCGGCTCAACTAACCAAATAACTTTGTGTTTTTTGGTGTACTTGTCGTTATTAGTAAGTTGTCGTTGAATGTTCTGCGGTAAATTTTCCTCTCCGAATTGGTCTTTCATCTGTGCAGGTGTCATCGTAAACTTACGAACGAAGGTGTTAACCTGTCCGTTAGCGCCACAACCCAACGCATAAGTACCAATAGTAAACGGTACGAATTGAACCGCAGTATTAGGATTAGAAAATATCGCCATAGGACATTGACCGTAAGGCAACTCACTGTAAACGCTAAAAACAGCAGTATAAAAGTTACTTTTCGCCAATACGGAAGTCAAAATCTCCTGTCTTTCATCAAGGACTTTGGCAACCTCTGTATTGTCTTGCAACTCTCTATTGCTAATGCCAAGTTTAAACCATTGTCTACTTGGCGGAGTTAAACCGCTCATAATACCAGATGCGAATATTTGACTACTCTCCCAAGCTATACTATCACATATCTTACCTGTGTAATTCTTGGATTTATCGTTATCATCTTCAAACTCACCAATAAACGGTAACTCATAATCTCTTATTTGTTTCCACTTATCAAACCAAGGCTCACGCATTGTAAATAAATCTTTAACCCTCTGGTTCAACTTGCGTTTATCTGGTAACTTTGGCGTTAGCTTAACACCAGTTGGTGAACGTGCCAGTATTGTATCACTACTCATAAGCTGCCCCCTAACCTAAAGTACGTTTGCCCTCAGAAGAACCCAAAATCGTATCTGAGGTATTAGTTGACGTAAAACCTTTTTTCTTTTTACTAGCAACCGCAGTATCGCCCGATTTATCACCGTTATTAACCGCAGTCGGAGAAATAACAGTCGGTGTCGGGTCTGGTTTTTGATAACTAGGTGTCGATGGTTTACTACTACACATTAAAATTAACCTCCTTTTAAAATGGATTGTAGCTTGTTTTAGCTACTGTATTTCGTCTAACACGATTATTTTTACTCGCTACTGGTCGGGCAAACGTTAAAGCTAAAGCATCGGCAACGTCTGGCGAATATCCCACACGTTCTTTGATTTTCTCTTTAGGCTCTAACTGAATACGACCTTTGTTGTCGTAAAAATACTCTGGTATAGATAATTCCGCTCGCAGTCTTGTGTTTTGTGGCAGTCCGCCACCCTGCTCCAACCACAAACGAATGTTATCCCACATTTCAGCACGTTTATTAACGTATTTATCTTCGTTCATCGCCTTGCTGCCGAACGGTACTTCGATGATGTTACCATAACCAAGTTGACGTAATCTGTCAATAACACCTTCCCCACGCCCTGCATCAATAAAGACAGCATCGGGATTGTATTGATTTATCTCACTTGCTATTTTATCCGCCAACATCATATTATCCATCTTACGAATGACAATAGGCTCATAAGCACACAACCCTTTCCTTCGTTGAATGACGCTAACATCATCCCCAAACCTCGCAACGTCAACACCGAAAACAACTGGCGATAACTGAATATCCTCAGTGATTATTCGTTTATTAATACCGTTATTAACTAAGTCAATCGGTATTAATACGTTACTAGCGGATGCGGTAAAGTCGCAATATAACTCTTGACGAATAGCATCTTCCGTCATTTCTTCTTTCATTGACGCTAATTCTTCAATCGGAATAATACCAGTTTCATCAACTGTTTTTAAGCAGGTGTACCAATCATCACTACTTAACGCACGTTGATATATTTCGTAAAACTGATTTTGCCCTTTCGGCGTACCGATAAAAACTGCCCAACCTAAACGGTCGGACAATGCAGGGCGAATAATCTCATTCCAAAGTTCCTGTTTAATTTGTGCATACTCGTCAATTACAACACCATCAAGATAAATACCACGCAAACTGTCGGGATTGTCAGCACCGATAATATAAATCCTTGCCCCTGCTCTGTTCGGATGCTTAGACGGTAATTCAATATACAATTCACTCTCATTGACTTTAACGTCTGGAATAACACTCACATAATATTTAAGATAACTCCAAGATATTTTCTTCGCTTGCGTTCGATATGGTGCAATATAGGCGTACTGCGGAGCAGGTAACTCACACTGTACTGCTTTTTTAATTATCTGATTTACACTTCCAACCGTCTTTCCAAACCTTCTATGAGCAACAATAACAGCAAAACGATGAATATCAAGGGCAGGATGGATGTCTGTTTTCCATATCACTCTGGGGGAATATGGAATATTAATTTTCTTTGTCATTCTCGCTCCACCCAATAACCAAGTTACCACCGTTAGCACCTGTCAACTCAGTTTGTTTCTTATCTCGCC